CTTATCCAACAGGTTAATGCCAATGTTGGAAACAACGAGGATTTCTCTAATCCGAATAGAGTTTACACCGCTGAAGGTGATGTCACTAACGCAACTGTTACAAGTGAGAACTGGTTAAATAATTTCTAATGGCTGAGTTTTATAATAATAACCCAAACCTGAAAGCTGCTGGCGTACAGATCTCTTTTACACCAGATCAGGTTGCTGAATTTATGAAGTGTTCGGAAGATCCGATCTACTTCATTGAAAATTACTGTCAGATCGTTTCTCTGGATCATGGCTTGATTAAGTTCAAGCTATACGATTGCCAGAAGAAGAAGATCGACGTTATCCATAACAACCGTAAGGTTATCCTTATGGAAGGTCGTCAGCAGGGTAAGACTACAACATCAGCTGCTTACATCCTTTGGTACACTCTCTTCCAACGTAAGACTGTAGCGATCTTGGCTAACAAGGCTACTGCTGCTCGTGAGGTTTTGGATCGTTACCAGATTATGTACGAAGCCCTACCATTCTGGCTTCAAAAGGGTGTTACTACTTGGAACAAGGGTGATATCGAACTAGAAAACGGTTCTAAGGTTTTCACTGCGGCAACTGCTGCTTCTGGTATTCGTGGTAAGTCTGTTAACATGCTATATGTTGACGAAGCCGCGATCATTCCAAACAACGTTGCTGAATCATTCTTCACTTCTGTCTACCCAACTATTTCTGCGGGTGTGACTACCAAGATTCTTCTTTCATCAACTCCACTCGGTTACAATCACTTCTGGAAGTTCTGGAATGATGCTGAGAACGGACGTAATGGTTTCGTTCCACTATTCATTCCTTACTGGGAGATTCCAGGTCGCGATGAAAAGTGGGCTGAAGAACAAAAGGCTATGCTCGGTGAACTCAAGTACAACCAAGAGGTTGCTTGTAAGTTCTTGGGTTCTAGCTTGACCCTAATTAACGCTGACACTATTGCTCAGATGTCTATCGATCCGACCATCTATCAGAAGGAAGGTTTGGATGTATACGTTAGACCTTCGGCTGGTCATATGTACTGTCTGATTGCAGACGTTGCAAAGGGTGTCGGAGGAGACCACTCGGCGTTCCAAGTCGTGGACATAACCGAAACTCCGTATCGAATCGTAGCTAAGTATAGAAACAACGAGATTAGCCCTCTGCTATATCCAAACGTCATCTACAAGATGGCTAAGGAATATAACGACGCTTACGTCCTAATCGAGACTAATATTAGCGAACAGGTTCCTTACATCCTACACGCAGAACTAGAATACGAAAACATCCTAATGGTCAACCAATCTACTACTGGTCAGTATATTGGTGGTGGATTCGGTGGTGGTAAGAACCGTTTGGGTGTTAATACAGATAAGCGCGTTAAGCGTATCGGATGCCATAACTTCAAGTCTATGGTTGAAGAAAAGAAATTGATCATTAATGATGCTGATACTATCTCCGAAATCTCTACTTTCATCGAAAAGAAGGGGTCTTATGAGGCGGATGAGGGTTATCACGATGACTTAGTAATGCCTCTTGTGTTATTCGGTTGGCTCACAACCCAGCCTTATTTCAAAGAGCTAAATAATGTAGACCTTCGAAAAGTTATGTATGAAAAGAAAATTCAGGCGATCGAAGACGAATTGACTCCATTTGGGTTTTATGATGACGGACAGGAAGCTGCCCTTCTAAACTTCTAATGAAAACTTGTAAAAACTAAATAAACTATGTAGACATAAAACCTGTCTAGAGTAAAACTTATTAACAAGGAGAATTACAATGCCTTTCCAACTATCTCCAGGCGTTGCAGTCGTTGAAAAAGATTTTTCAGCAATCGTCCCAGCAGTCTCTAGCTCTCGTGGCGCATTCGCTGGTCCTTTTGCTTGGGGTCCAGTATTGGCTCCTACTAGTGTTACCTCTGAGAACGAATTAGTTCGTATCTTCGGTAAACCTACTGATGCTAACGCTCAGGCATTCTTTACTGCTGCTAACTTCCTATCTTATACTAACAGCATGCTAATCAGCCGTTCTGATTCTGCTCCAGCACGTAATGCTGTTGCGATTCAGTCTGGTAGCGTCCAATCTGTTAGCATCACTAATGCAGGTTCTGGTTACACTTCTGTTCCAGCTATCTCTCTTAGCGCTCCTCAAAAGGCTGGCGGTGTTCAAGCTACTGCAGCTGTCCGTTTGTCTGGTGGTGGCGTAACTGGTATTACTGTTGCAGCTGGTGGCTCTGGCTACACTTCTGCCACTGTTACTTTCTCTCTACCACAAAACCCAACTGGTACTGTTCCAACTGCTCACGCAACCATCTCTGGTGGCGCGGTCACTGGTATCGTTATCGACAGCGCAGGTTCTGGTTACACTTCTGCTCCAACTGTTACTATCGCTGGTAACGGCGCAGGTGCTCAAGCTGGTTCTGCTTCTATCTCTGCTTCTAGCATCGATAATATTCTTATCACTAATGCAGGTACTGGTTACACTTCTGCTCCAACTGTTACTATCGGTGCGCCAACTAGCGGTACAACTGCTACAGCGTCTACAACTATCGTTACAGCTGGTATCAAGATCAATAACTCTAACGACTACCTAATTAACTACTCTAACGGTGCTGGTGTTGTTGGCGAATTTGCTGCTCGTTATCCAGGTACTCTAGGTAACTCTCTGTTGGTATCTTTCGCTGATGCTAGCGCATTCTCTACTTGGGCATACAAGTCATTCTTTGACACTGCTCCAAGCACTTCTACATACGCTGCAAATCTTGGCGGTTCTAACGACGAACTACACGTTGTTGTTATCGACGAAGATGGCGCATGGACTGGCGCTCCAGGATCTGTCCTAGAAAAGTTCGCTTTCGTTTCTAAAGCTGGCGATGCTAAGAAGTCTGATGGCACTAACAACTACTACAAAGACGTTATCAACTCTCGTTCTGATTACATCTACTGGATGGATCACCCAGAGACTGGTACAAACTGGGGTGTTTCTGCAAGTAATGTATTCACTTCTATCGGCGCTAACGTTACTCACTCTCTATCTGGTGGTGTTGACGGTCTAACTGCTACTGACGGTGAACTACAAAACGCTTACTCTCTATTTGCAGATGACACTCAATACGACATCTCTCTAATTCCAGTCGGTAAGGCTTCTACTACTGTCGCTAACTACGTTATCGGTATCGCCGAATCTCGTCTAGACTGCGTTGTATTCGTATCTGCTCAAGACGTTACTTCTGGTGACCCGATCATCGGTACTGGCTCTGCTGCTACTGACAAGATTGTTGCTTACCGTAATGCTCTTCCATCTAGCTCTTATGCTGTTATGGACTCTGGCTTCAAGTACCAATACGACCGTTACAGCGACAAGTACCGTTGGGTTCCATTGAACGGCGACACTGCTGGTCTATGCGCTCGTACTGACTACACTAACGACCCATGGTTCTCTCCATCTGGTCTAAACCGTGGACAGATCAAGAACGTTGTTAAGTTGGCACACAACCCAACTAAAGCAGACCGCGATGTTCTATACAAAGCTGGTGTTAACCCAGTTGTTACTTTCCCAGGTGAAGGTACTGTTCTATTCGGTGACAAGACTCTATTGGCTAAGCCATCTGCGTTCGATCGTATCAACGTTCGTCGTCTGTTCATCGTTATGGAAAAAGCTATCGCTACTGCTGCTAAGTTCCAGTTGTTCGAATTCAATGACGGTTTCACTCGTGCACAATTCAAGAACCTAGTCGAGCCATTCCTACGTGACGTTCAAGGTCGCCGTGGTATTACTGACTTCGTTGTTAAGTGCGATGATACTAACAACACTGGTCAAGTCATCGACTCTAACCAGTTCGTTGCTGATATCTTCGTTAAGCCAAACCGTTCTATCAACTTTATCACTTTGAACTTTGTTGCTGCTCGTTCTAGCATTAGCTTCACTGAGCTTGGTGCGTAAGAGATAAATAAGAAGAACAAAGGAGAATTAAATGGCAAATATTGCTGATTTTAAGTCACAAATGATTGGGGGCGGTGCTCGCCCTAATCAGTTCCGTGTTGAACTGACTTTCCCATCATTCGTAACTCTTGGTCCAGTAGCAGGTCAGCGCGCACAATTCTTGTGTAAGGCTGCTCAACTACCAGCGTCTACTATCGAGACTATCCCTGTACTATTCAAGGGACGTCCAGTAAACTTCGCTGGTGAGCGTACTTTCGCTCCTTGGACTGTTACGATCTATAACGATACTACTTTCGGTATCCGTAACGCTCTAGAACAGTGGCAATCTGGTATCCAGAACTATGACACTACTTCTGGTCGTACAAACCCTACTGACTATCAGGTTGACCTTCAAGTCCACCAGCTAGATCGTTCTGGCGCGATTATCAAGACCTATAAGTTTGTTGACGCTTTCCCAACTGCTATCTCTGCGATCGGTTTGGACTACGAACAACAAAACGCAATCGAGCAGTTTGATGTTGAGTTCACATACAACTTCTTCACTTCTGCAACTGGCGCTTCTGGTGGCTTCGGAGTTAATGTTTCTGTTGATACACCAGTTGGTTCTATTCCTCTATAATCATAGAAGGCTTATATAATGCAATTTTTTGGGTTCGAAATTTCGCGTAAAAAAGACAAGGAGTTGGGGAGCGTAGTAGCCCCACCTCCAGTCGACGGAAGTACCGTAATAAACACTGGCGTAAATGCTGGTGGATATTACGGTATGGTCATGGACGTTGAAGGTGTTGTCAAGAATGAGAACGACCTTATTCGCCGTTACCGCGAAGTAGCACAATACTCAGATTGCGATTCAGCAATTGAAGACATCGTCAACGAGGCAATCGTTGTTGACGATCAGGGTAAGTGCGTCAAAATGAATTTGGATGACGTTCAGGTTTCTGACGCCATCAAGAAAAAGATCCAAGAAGAGTTCCATAACGTGTTGAAGGTTCTTCGTTTCGAAGAACGCGCACACGATATTTTCCGTTCTTGGTATATCGATGGTCGCCTTTACTATCAGATTCTTATCGATGAAAAGAATATGAAGCAAGGTATCGTGGAGTTACGTTACATCGATCCACGTAAGATTCGTCGTATTAAAAACGTTGTTAAAGAAAAGAACCAACAGGGTGTTGAGGTTATCAAAGCTGTTGAAGAGTTCTATCTGTTTAACGACAAAGGTATTACTGAACAAACGACTCAAGGTGTTAAGCTATCCATTGACTCGGTTGTTTACGTTCCATCTGGCTACCTAGATGCGAACACTGGTATGATGATGTCATACCTACATAAAGCTATTAAGGCTGTTAACCAGCTAAAGATGATCGAAGACGCAATGGTCATCTACCGTATTTCTCGTGCGCCTGAACGTCGTATTTTCTACATTGACGTTGGTAACTTACCTAAGGTTAAAGCTGAGCAATATGTTACGGACATTATGAATAAGTTCCGTAATAAGATTGTTTATGATGCTACAACTGGTGAAGTGCGCGACGATCGTAAACACATGTCTATGATGGAAGACTTCTGGATGCCTCGCCGTGAAGGTGGTAAGGGTACAGAGATTACTACTCTTCCAGGTGGACAGAATCTAGGCGATATCGAAGATATCCAATATTTCCAGAACAAATTGTTCCACGCATTGAACGTTCCTATTGGTCGTCTACAAGAACAGGCTGGTTTCTCTATTGGTCGTTCTGTCGAAATCAACCGTGACGAAATTAAGTTCCATAAGTTCGTTGGTCGCCTACGTAAACGTTTTAGCAACATCTTCACAGACTCACTACGTATTCAGCTAGTCGCTAAGAATATCATGCGTGCTGAGGAGTGGGATGAGATCTCTCAAGACATTCGCTACGACTTCATTGAAGATAACCACTACGCTGAGTTGAAAGACAACGAAGTTCTAATGGCTCGTCTTGCAACAGTTCAGCAACTAGAACCATATCTCGGTAAGTTCTTCTCTGTTGATTGGGTTAAGCGTAACGTTCTTCAACAGTCTCAAGAAGAGATTGAAGAGATGCAGGCACAAATGGACACTGAAGAAGAATATCATATGGATATGGCTTCACGTGAAGGTGAACTACAAGGTGTGATGCAGACTGCAGCAAGCAACTATCAAGCAAATAACGATCAACAATATCTTGATCAACAAGCTGCACAAGAAGCACAAATGAAACAAGCTGCTAAGCAGCCAGCGAAAGGAAAGTAATTATGAATGAGAATATCAAAGAATTAGTCGACGCGATGCTAGCAAAAGATGCGTCTAGAACAGAGACTGCTTTCCAAGCAGCAATGGCAGAGAAGATTTCTTCTAAGCTAGATGATATGCGTTCTAGTATGGCGCAGAGTATGTTCAAGGCTCCAGCAGCTGAACCAGTTGTTGAAGAAGAACTAACTCTAGAATCAGTTGACACTTTAACTGAAGAGCAACTAGATGAAGTTTTGACTAAGGCTACACCATCTAGCGAATTTGTTAGTGACTTCGTTAAGAGCGAAGACCCACGTTTCGAAGGTAAGTCTAAGAAAGAGCGTATCCGTATGGCACTAGGTGCATACTACGCTAAACACCCAGAAAAGTCTAACAAGTAATGCATTACACAGCCTTTACTAAATCTATTAAAGCGAACATCGTTGAGAGCGTTCGCTCGTATCGTCACATCATTGAGATGACAGGCGAGGGTAAGGTTTTAGTTGATGGCGAAGATACAGCGTTCAAGAGTTTGGAAGAAGCTAAACAATACGTTAAACAAGAGCATCTATCGCACAAACTAGAAAAAGAAGTATCTAAGAACCTATACGAAGAAATCTCTGACACTAAAGTAGCATCTATCATCAAAGAGTATTACGATATCAAAGTCACAGATACGCTAATTGAGAGTTATATCAAACTAGCTTCTTCCAACATCTTCACAGTTGATCCTGTTGTCCAAAGAATCCGTCAGTTGAATAGACTAGACACCATCGTTGAAGGTAAACTTCACTACGTTCTTACAGATGACTCAATTGTAGCAATTACAGAGCAAACGCAAGAACGCCTAAATAAATTACTTGCGGATCAAACAGAGATCATCGAGTATATGAGAGAAAGCGTTAGCAATTTCCTTCATGTGCTTGAACAAATAGAGGAATAACGAAATGGCGATGAACTTCACCACTATCAAGAATACTAACTTAGAAACAGTGATTCACTTCGAAGCACCTTCTAACGAAACTGCTACAATCACACTCGCTAACTTGGCTGCTACCACTCAAGCTAGAAACAGCGACACTCCAAAGGTAAACATCGTTAAGTTTACATGCACTGGCGATCTAGGTTCTGGCATTAAAGTTACCCGTGGTATCAAAACTATTATTGCTGCTGCTCCAGAAAACGCGCCAGTCTTAGACCTAAACGCAAATGGTTGGGTTGATAATATCAATAACGATCAAGATATCGTTATTGCTGGTCTAACTGCTAACAAGTCAATCTCTGGATACATCGTTCTACGTAAAGTCCAAGGTTGGTCTACTAAGGTTGAGACAGAACAATATGGTGCTTACGACGATGTTACTCGCGTTGGCGCTTCTACAACAGCTTCAGGCTCTCCAGACAAGGTCTAATATGAAGTTAATTAGAGAAGACATTCAAGAAGCCAAGTTAATCGTTGAAGAGAAACTTGGTAAAGGTAAGTCGTACTTCATTGAAGGCGTCTTCCTACAATCCAACATTCAAAACCGTAACCGCCGTATGTATCCAGAACACGTGATGGATAAAGAAGTCGGTCGTTATATGCAAGAGCAAGTTAAGAACATGCGTGCATACGGTGAACTAGGTCACCCAGACACTCCAACAATTAACTTGGATCGTGTTTCCCACTTGATCGTTGACCTACGTAAAGAAGGTACTAACTATATCGGTCGAGCAAAGATTTTAGAGACTCCAATGGGTAACATCGCTAGAGGTCTTCTAGACGGTGGTGCTAATCTTGGTGTTTCTTCAAGAGCACTTGGATCCCTTTCCCTAAACAAGGAAGGTGTCAATGTTGTTCAGGATGACTTCATGTTGTCCACTGCTGCGGACATCGTAGCAGACCCATCTGCCCCAGACGCTTTTGTCCGTGGTATTATGGAAAACAAAGAGTGGATTTATATTGATGGAAAGTTTGTGGAGCAACACATCGAAGCTGTTCAGGCTTCTATTAGAAAGGCTTCTACTCGACAACTAGAGGAAGCTAAATTGCACGCTTTCCAACATTTTCTGAGTAAAATCAGATAAATACTAAATAATTACATAGAACTAATCCAGTTACAGGAGATAACGAATGTCTATCGAACAAAAAATTGCACAGATTCTAGCTGAATCAAAGCAACAAAAACTAGATGAAGCAAAACTAGCTGGCGCTGAAACAGGCTCCAAGGATGTTACTGCTGGTGCATCTGGTGAGAAGTCTGTCATCCGTCAAGGCGACGCAGTACCAAATGGTGGTGAAAACCTAAACCCAGATTCTGCACGTAATAACGTTGATGATGAAAAACAAGCAGAAGTAGCACCACAGGGCACTCAAAACCCTAAGAATGGTGACCAGTCTCCAATCCGCCAAGGCAATGCTGTCAAGGGTATGAAGGAAGACATGGAAGCTCTATTCAATGGTGAAGAGCTAACAGAAGAATTTAAGACTAAGGCTTCTACAATTTACGAAGCAGCCGTTATGTCTCGTGTCAATGAAGCATTGGCACAAATCGAAGAAGAATTCGCAGCTAAACTTGCTGAGCAAGTCGAGCAGAATACACAGGGAATTGTTGAACAAGTTGATGGATATCTTGGCTATATTGCCGAGCAGTGGATTGCACAGAATGAATTAGCCCTTGAGCGTGGTATCAAGTCTGAAATCTTGGAAGGTTTCGTAAATGGCTTGAAGGATCTTTTCGAAGAGCACTACATCGAAGTCCCAGAAGAGCGTTTCGACGTTCTTGGTGAGATGGAAGATCAAATCTCTTCTTTGGAAGCTAAGCTAAATGAACAAGTTGAAGCCAACATTGAGTTGACTAAGACTTTGGCAGAAGCAAAGCGCCAAGAGATCGTGAAGACAATTAGCGAAGGTTTGACTGACACAGAATCTGAAAAGTTTATGGGTCTTGTTGAAGAACTTTCTTATGAAGACGCAGAAACATATGAAACTAAAGTTAAGACTATCCGCGAAAACTATTTCGCTGGTAAGAAGACTGAAGTTGCATCTGTCGTTACCGACGCTCCAGTAGAAGTGTTGACTGAGGAAAAGAAGCCAGCGGCTGTCGATCCAAAAATGTCTGCATATCTATCAGCACTTAACAAACAATAATCCTAAAGGAAAAATAAAATGACATCTCGTCAACAACTAATGGAAAAGTGGGCACCGATTCTAAACCACGAATCTGCTCCAGCATTCAAAGACAACTACCGTAAGGAAGTTACTGCTGTTCTTTTGGAAAACCAAGAACGCGAAATGCAAAAGCAAGCTGAAGCACTTTTCGAAGCTGCTCCAACTAACTCTGGCGGTCTAGGCGTTGCTCTAGGCGGTGCAGGTACTAACGCTCAGATGGCTGGTTTCGACCCAGTTCTAATCAGCTTGGTTCGCCGTGCTATGCCACAATTGATCGCTTACGATATCGCTGGCGTTCAACCAATGACTCAACCAACTGGCTTGATCTTCGCAATGAAGTCTCGCTATGCTACTCAGAACGGTACTGAAGCGTTGTTCAACGAAGCAGATACTGACTTCTCTGGTACTGGTACTCACTCTGGTTCTACTTGGAATCCAGGTTCTAACACTACTGGTACTCCAATGTCTACAGCTGCTGCTGAAGCACTTGGTACTTCTGGTGGTGGTGCTTTCGGTGAGATGGCATTCTCTATCGAAAAGACTTCTGTTACTGCAAAGACTCGTGCTTTGAAGGCTGAATACTCTATCGAATTGGCACAAGACTTGAAGTCTGTTCACGGTCTTGACGCTGAAGGCGAATTGAGCAACATCCTTTCTACAGAAATCCTTTCTGAAATCAACCGTGAAGTTGTTCGTACTGTTTACGCTACTGCTAAGCCAGGTGCTGCAGTTGGTACTGCTACTGCTGGTACTTTCGACCTAGACGTTGACTCTAACGGTCGTTGGTCTGTTGAAAAGTTCAAGGGCTTGATGTTCCAAATCGAACGTGAAGCTAACGCGATCGGTCAACAAACTCGTCGTGGTCGTGGTAACATCATCATCACTTCTGCAGACGTTGCTTCTGCTCTAGCGATGGCTGGTGTTCTTGACTACTCTTCTGCAATCGTTGGTAAAAACAACCTAACTGTAGATGACACTTCTACTACTTTCGCTGGTGTTCTAAACGGCAAGTACAAGGTTTATGTTGACCCATACACTGCAAACGTCCAAGCTAACCAATTCTTCGTTGTTGGTTACAAGGGTACTTCTGCGTTCGACGCTGGTCTATTCTACTGCCCATACGTTCCTCTACAAATGGTTCGTGCAGTTGATCCAAACAGCTTCCAACCAAAGATCGGCTTCAAGACTCGTTACGGTCTAGTTGCTAACCCATTCGTCTCTCTAGACGGTTCTGGCGGTCTAACTGCTAACGAAAACTACTACTACCGTAAGGTTCAAGTTACTAACTTGATGTAATAGTTGACCGACTTGCTCGGTTCTACAAAAAGGGATCTTCGGATCCCTTTTTTATTTCCTAAATAAAATTATGGCTACATCAATCCCTTCTCAGTTAAACCCGTTGTCACCCAACGGCTTCCAGTTCTCTGTGCAGAAACTGCCTGACATCACATTCTTTTGTCAGCAGGCAAATCTTCCAGGGATCATGCTTGGAGAGCCAGTATTCGCTACTCCATTCTCAACACAACCAATTCCAGGCGACACTCTATCATATGAGCCTCTGGAACTACAATTCTTGGTTGATGAGAATATGCAGAACTATAAGGTTCTATACAACTGGATCGTTGCACTAGGTTTCCCAGAAAGTTATGAACAGTATATCAACCAACAGACAACTGATAACGTTGGTTACTCTGATCTAGCAAAGAACTATTCTGACGCTACACTACAAATTTTGGATAGCAATAATCAGCCAGTCCAAACAATCCAATTTTACGATGTTTTTCCTACAAACATCAGTTCTATCCAATTTGCATCTACCAACGAAGACGTCCAGTACGTTGTAGGTAATGTAACATTCAAATTCGGTTGGTACAAACTTCTGTAAATCAAATTTGATTTATTTGCAACTCTACGGTATAATGGTAGGGTTAAATTGAGGTATATTATGAACATTGAACAATTGCAAGAAGAGTGGGACAAAGACTGTCAAATCAACGATAACTTTCTCGGTGAACAGTCTACCGCTACTCCGAAACTACACGCCAAGTACATTAAGCTACTCGTCGGCGTCAAACTAAAGCACACAAAATACTCCGCAGATTACAATATGCTGCGCAAGAACAAGTTCCGTTACTATCGCGGAGAACTTGGTCGTGATGAACTAACTGCTCTCGGATGGGTGCAGTGGCAGGGAGTTAAGCCTCTGAAGAACGAGATGGATGAATTTCTCACAGGCGATAACGAACTAAATACTATGAAGGTAAAAATTGAATACCTTGAAACGATGATTTATTTCCTTGAGTCCATTCTGAGTCAGATCAAAGCCAGAGATTGGCAGATCAAGACTCACGTAGAGTGGAAGAAATTTTTAGCAGGTATGTAGTGACTAAAGTTGTTATAGAGAAGTTAGACGAAGTATATGTTCGAGTGTTTTCTGAACCTAGTATTGAACAAGAACTCGCTGACTTCTTCACATATGAATATCCAGGAGCAAAATTTACACCACAGTATAAAGCACGATTGTGGGATGGTAAAGTGCGCCTTTATGACCAACTAAGAAAAACTCTTTACGTTGGTCTAACTCAATACGTAGAGCAATTCTGCGAGCGTAATGGATATACGCTAGAAGGTTTGGAAGATATCAAACCAAAACAAGACGTCGTAACCCAAGAACACGTAGAAGGTTTCATCAAGGCATTGAACCTTCCAGAAAAGATTGAGATTCGTGACTATCAGATCGACGCAATTCAAAAAGCACTAAACGACAAGAGAACGTTGCTCTTATCACCTACTGGCTCAGGTAAGTCTTTCATTATCTACACGGTAATGCGTTGGCTTGTAGCTAAAGGTAAGAAGTGTATTCTTATCGTTCCAACAACATCTCTTGTTGAACAGATGTACTCTGACTTCGAGGACTACTCTTCAGAGAACAAATATGGTGTTTCTCGCCATTGTCAAAAACTATACAGTGGTTTTACTAAGGACTTCTCCAGGGATGTATTGATTACTACTTGGCAGTCAGTATACCTACAACCAAAATCTTGGTTCAAACAATTTGATGTTATCTTCGGCGATGAAGCTCATAGCTTCAAAGCCAAATCTCTAACAACTGTTATGGAGAAGTTGGATAACATTCAATACCGTATCGGAACAACAGGCACTCTCGATAATAAGAAAGTCCACCGTCTAGTTCTTGAAGGTATCTTCGGACCAGTTCATAAGGTTATCTCTACGAAGAGCCTAATTGATACAGGAAGATTAGCTAAGCTAAATATAACGTGTGTAGTCTTTAAGTATAGCGATGAGATTCGTAAGGGACGTAATAAGAACACGTACCAAGAAGAAATGGATTGGATCGTTTCTCACTATCCGAGAAATAAATTCATCCGTAATCTGGCAGTAAATTCTAAAGGTAACACGCTGGTTCTTTTTCAATACGTTGAAAAGCACGGCAAAGTCCTCTACGATATGATCAAAGATAAGGTACACGATAAGCGAAAAGTGTTTTTCGTTTACGGTGGTACTGATACTTCAGATCGCGAATCTATTAGACATATCACAGAAGGTGAAGATGACGCTATCATCATTGCGTCTTACGGCACATTCTCAACAGGTATTAACATTCCGTCAATTGAGAACGTTGTGTTTGCATCACCTTCGAAGAGTAAGATTAGAAACTTGCAGTCTATCGGTCGAGGATTGCGAAAGAAAGATGGTAAGTCAGGATGTAATCTGTTTGACCTAGCAGATGACCTGCATTGGAAGTCCTGGAAGAACCATACATTGGGACATGCAGCAGAACGTTACAAAACGTATGCTGAAGAAGAATTTGACATTAAACTAATAGAGGTTGACCTTGCTAACGGGTAATGAATTTTTTGTTATTGTTAGACTCACATCGGGCGAGCAGTTAATGTGCGCCCTTCAATCTGAGGATGACTCTTACGTCGAACTCCTCCATCCAATGATCGTCAGAACAGTGCCAAACTTCCAAACTGGAAGAGAGATGGTTACGGTTACACCATTCTGTGCATTCTCAGAAGACGAAACATACACGCTAGATAAGAAGAACGTTTTGTTCATCAAACGTCTAAGCCAAAAGATCATTCCTCATTACTTGAATACTGTCCAAGAGAGTAGCGCAAAGTTTACTCCTCGCGGAGAGCCAGAAGTCGAGGACTTCGATCATCTAAAAGGAATTGCTGATGCAATGTCAGCTATCGAACAACTACGTCCTATCGCAGACGAGACAGAGGAAGAGAAGAATCGTGTCTTTGTCGAAGGTAACGAGACAGTTCACTAATTTCTACGATCATCCCTAACATCGTGAATTATGCCTCAAGTCAAGTGAAAAAGCAAATTTATTTTGTAAGAAAATAAAACTTGTCTTTTATTGCTACTTGTTGTATACTTCTCCTTAGCTTTGTGAAAACAAAGGAAAATATATGCTATGGCACACTACGTAAATAACAAAGATTTTTTAGACGCACTTATCAAGTATAGAGATGAAGTCGTATTAGCTGAACAAGAGGGAAGACCGAAGCCTATCCTCAGTAACTATATCGGCGAATGTATCTTAAAAATCGCAAACCATCTTTCTTACAAACCAAACTTTATCAACTACTCCTACCGAGAGGATATGATCCTCGATGGTATCGAGAACTGCATTCAGTATATTGATAACTTCAACCCAGACAAGTCTAGTAATCCATTCGCTTACTTCACGCAGATTATCTACTATGCATTTCTGCGCCGAATCGCGAAGGAGAAGAAGCAATCCTACATTAAGGGTAAGCTGATTCAAGATATGCCTTTTGAAGCGTTTGAACTACAAGAGCAAGATGAGAGTGGTGAGTTCCACAATGCATATCTTGAGTTTATGCAGAACAACCATACGTTCGATGATTCTTTCATTGAGCGTAAAAAAGAAAAGAAAAAGAAGAAGCAAGCGAATTTAGATAATTTTATAGGTGAAGTTGATGAGCAACAGTATTCAGAACTTGATTCGGGATTTAGCAGCGGGGAGAGTGACAGCTGATCCACCGATCAATGTCCGTCGTCGTCTCCGCAGCAGACGTCGTATCAAGCGTTACGAAAGAACACTAAAACGCCACACATGGGATGCAAGTGATAATCAATTCAATTTGAGACATATTATGGAAAACGAAAACAAAATCTTCTTGGGTGTATCTGATTTTGATGACCTAATTACCAGCCAAATCTTGGAGCGCCGTGTTGAACGTGGTGTGTCTACTCTTCACCGTGACACTAACGTTCTCGCTTCTCGTGAGAAATGGTCTGCTTACATCGATGACAACTTTGCCGATGACTACCTTATCGTCCAAGGTAACAACTCTTCTGGATTCATCATCCACAAAGAGACTGAGAACTACATCAACTACAGCGTGAACAGCAACTCAACTTCTGTTCGTGTGTTCGGTGACGAAGACTTTATCGATCGTATCATCGGTGGTGTTGAAGATACTTTCTCTATCGTAACATCTCACAT